CCTGCTTGTCGTGAATCTGTGTACTCAGGCCTGCTGAAAATCTGCCGTCGGCAGCTTCTCTTACATGCCAGATCATTCACAACCTCTTCATTCTGATGGTAACGGAATCGCCGTGTCCGATTAAGGACCGCTCAGAGGTGGTCTTCCCGGAGTCTTCCTGTAAACTGCTCGCAGCATCATGCAGTTCTCTCTGGACAATCAGACTGAGGTACTCTTCTCGTCAACGCTTTGTTTGTATGTTATTGTCAAACTACATTCGATTATAACATTGACCTGTGATTTGTCAAGTCCCATTCACGTGCTGCGCTGCACCATTCTTCCGCCATTACGGCCATACCGTCAGCCGCAGTACACGGATTCTCTCATCGGATCCTGTCGTCACTGCAGCTGCGCATTCAGGCTTCGTATCGCTCCGAGACAGCTTAACTCTTCTCCGTCCTGACCATAGATCTGCCCGTCCTGAACAAAATTATAGATACGGATATTATCCAGATATACATACCCATCCGTAGAAAATGAAATCTGGTCAAAATCGCATTTGCCAAAGTTCAGATCAATATCCCGCTTGCCGCTGACCGAAATCGTCTTTCTCTGGGTTCCGAGCGCCACCGTGATGTTCACGGCACTGTTCTGATCACTTTCGGCAACAAAACGCACATGATTCTCATGCGTCTTCCGTCCGTTCATGCGCCCTTCTGTCTTCTGTGTCAGCTGCGCCCTCGGATCCATGTACGCCATACGACTGCCATTATGGTCTGTAAAATGCACCCGATTCGTCTGCCAGCCGCGGTCACCCAGCGCAAATTCGGAATTATACAGCGGATTGTTGCCGTAATTCCGATACGTCCAAACGGCATAACCATTCGTGTATGTCTTCAGAATCGTGGGAAGTGACGTCAGATATGCAGCTCGCTCCGTCGGTTTCAGCTGAGCATTATAGGCATATTCCTCAGTCGCATCCATATACAGCAGCTGGTCAATATAGATTGGCTTGTCACCGTTGTGAGCACGTACCTGTGCCAGCTGCGTATTCATCACAGCCAAAGCGTCGTCGGCCGTAATCTCCTTCTGAAAAGACTGCCCCATGGACACGCTGTACATCAATGATGTATAAGAAGCATCCCCGCACGGAAATGTAACATAGTGGTCAGCGCCTGCATAGCCGCCGTTGCCGTCCGGCACAGAATCCACATCAAGGCGGACTTCCATGGAGAGATCCGGATACACCGACTGTCCGACTGCCAGCAGATCGTTCAGCCTGCTGTCGTAAAACTCATAAAAAAGTTTTCGTGCCGGGCTGGATGATGGTGGTATGTAGACTGCGCTGTAATCTTTAAAACTCCGAGATGGGCTGTAAAGCTGATTCAGGCTCTCCAGAGAATAATGTTCCGAAAGCCAGGACTGATATCCAATTCGTTTCGCTTCTGATACGCTCCCGGAGCCGGTTCCCAGTTCCGCACTGTCATTCACATAATTCCAGAAGTCTTCCCATGTCAGGAAACCACCGTAATAATGATCATGTGCAGAAGCCGTCTGATATACCTTGCGCACGTAATCCTTCCATGCGTTCATAAGCTGCTCATCACTCAGAAGCTGACTGAATCGAGCTGCGCAATCCGCGGAATTATAATAATCCCAGGTATAGCTGACACGCAGCTGCACCCAAAGATCATGCTTTCCGGCCGCCTCCATCACCTGATCCAGCTTCTGAAATGCATAATCATTGTACTGGATCGGATTCGTCTTCGGCTGGAACTCATTCCACGGAATCACCAGCACGATGCTGTTGAATCCGTCCGCAGCAATCTGTTCCATGTCTTCATCCAGATGGTCCATCTCCGTATTCCAGAAATTGATCACCCAGGCATCTCCTGTGTAAGTCACTGATCTCAGATAGGACGGACGTGTCGCTGCATAGACCGCAGACGGAGTCGAAACTGCAGACACTGCCACAACCAGTCCGGCCGCAATCACCGCTCCCGCACACCTCCGGAAAAATCTCGTCTTCATAGTATGCTCCAATCTGTAATGTAAGAAAATACTTCCGCACACATTGCTTTCCCAACACTGAATATCTTCCGTCAGAGCACGCACATGGCGCGCAAATGCAAATGACCTGCCACTGGCAGCTCATTATGCATACTCAGGCATTGAAAAAAGCGCTTTCACCAAGCGCTTCAAGTGGACCTGAGGGGAATCGAACCCGCTGAACAGCACGTATTTTCAAGGGCTTGAAGGTGTCGTGTTGCATGTCGTGTTGCGGTTAATATTTTGATAGCTGTATATCCTGTCGCGATTCCTATACTTCCTTATTTAATGTATGTCCACCTAAAATACTGCACTTAAACATTCACCCACAAAATTATATCATCTTTTATTATATAAGCAAATACTTTTTACTTCGCCAGTCCCGGATACTGCAGCGCACCATCTGCATCAGGAGTCAGCACAACAGGATCTGTGACCATACGGCCGTCCTGATCCAAGTAATACCACTCACCTTTGTCATTGATCAGCCCAGTGCGCATGGCACCATCTTCGCCCAGATAGTACCAGTCACCCTTGTACTTATACCAGGTGTTTGTTGCCATATGGCCGGCGCCGTCAAACCAGTACCACTTATCCTCATACTTGTACCAGTCGTTTGCAACATATCGATCGGAATCTAAGTAAAATCTCTCACCAGCAGCATCCGATACCCATCCGGTCTTTGCCGTTTTTGTAAGTCCCAGCCACGAAGCAATAACCTGCACCTCTTCTCTGGCCAGCTTATCAAGATTGGCATCATCAAGCAACCATGCGGTAGCAGATGCGTTTGTATGAAATGAATGCTCCAGAATCAGTCCTGGAGTCCCCACAGCAGCTGCACCTCGAAGTACGCCGTAATAGTCTCCATTAGAACCAGTGCGGTGTTCAATCCGAGCCAGCTGCGCAGTGCCCATTACACGCTCTACACATTTTGCAAGCTCCGTTCCGATTGCATCCGCGCTGCCATTGATTTCGCAATATGCCACAGGATAATCAACTGTGTCGTTCACGCCGGTTCCTACCGCATTCGAATGATCGGAGATAAATAGATCACATCCTGCGGAAGCAGCACCTCTGGTATAAAGAGCAAGGTCCGTCTCCTGATTCGGTCTGGTAGTGATAACAGCAACGTTGTCGTACTCTTCCAGATATTTTTTCTGCAGAAGGTGCAGTTTCCACACCATATCTGATTCATAATATGCTTTGTTACATGGTGACTGGTTGTACTTGCCAAAGTGTCCTGCGTCCAAACAGATTCTCACAGTCCTATTCTTTCCTTCCATTTTATCATATTGTGTTAAGTTCCATGTTTCGATCACGGTCATAACCTTGTCCACGTAATCCGGATCCGTCGCGTATCCGCCGGCCTTGATGATGGTAATCGCCGTGCGCGGATCCTTCTCACCCGCAATCCCTGCGTAGCGCGATGCGTCGCCATTGCATGCTCCGATCAGGTACAAGCTATGATCCCGGATGGATGTTCCGATGTCCGGATACTGCCGAAATTCCGCGATAACGGCCTTCCACTGACCATTCTCGTACTCCGATGTTTTCTTCGTGTATTTCTCGCCATCCCATACCGATGACCAAGTATTGCCGGACAAACTGCATTTCATCCCGAACAGATTATTCGCGCACACTGCCAGTTCGGATGTGCCGTAGCTGGATTCCAGGCAAGCCTGTGCGATTGTTACTGATGCTAAAACGCCAGACCGGATCATGTCTTCCTGCGCCAGCGACGCGATTTTTGCTATAAATTCTTTCGCTTCGATGCTCATAAGTACCTCCATATGCAAAAAGGCCCGGGATAATCCCGAGCCTTAAAAGTTGCGACGTCGCAACTATCAATTTTCTCCATTGTAATCGCTGCTATCGATTTTATCTTTCAGCACAGCTATGTACTTGCGCAGCCACTCCGGCACCGGCGCGCCCATTCTGCCAGCATTTTCTATAATAGACAGCAGCTCGTTAAGCAAATACCATACGGTCACCAAAAGTCCGAATAAAGTCTTTACCGGCATTGTAAATCCCAGCGTTCCGGATGTCTTTGCAATTACATAGTCAACTACCATGGCTACCGCGATTACGCAGAGATATCCTACTTTTTTGATAATACCCTTTGCACCTTTTTTACTATTCCATCCATAATTGCTATTCTCCGGGTGATCAATTGCCTCAACCTTGCTTGCCATCATTCCGCTGATATAGTCTGCGATCATCATCACCAACAGAATGCAAAGTACAGGAAACAAAATGCCAAGTTTTGCGCTCATAAATGCTGCTATAGCTGTTAAAGCACCCTGAATTGTCATGCATGTACCTCTTTTCATTTAAATTTAGCTCCTTTCCTAATGAGCACATTTGTGCTATACTTATGGAAAGGAATATTGTTAATAAAGGACGATTCCACCCTTGCAAGAAAGAATTGTCCTTTATTTTATTATGTCAATTGTTGCTTTTTCTTACTCTTCAGCCAGATCCTCGCGTCCCATATCGATCAGTGCCTGCTTTACCTGCTCTTTCAGTTTCTCTGGTACATCATTAAATGTTTTTTCGCCTTTACGGATCAGGTCCGCATAAACTTTTGCTATATAGCTTGTCATCTTCTATCCCTCCATTTTTTCATAGATTTCTGTTATCGCCAGCTGAGTGCTTGTTACCTCTTCCTGAAGTGCCAGATTATCTTCATACTGTTCGGTAATTGCCATCTGCAACGTGGTGTTCTCCTCCTGTACTTCTGCGAGCTGATTGTTCAGCAGTTCAACCTCCTGCTCCTGCGTGGGAGTATACGGAATCTGCTCCTCTGCTCCATCGTCGCCTGTTCGCCAGAAGTAGCCGTCATGGTATTTATCACCAATCTTACACGCATACTGCAGGCAGTCTACCGCATATGCTTCCTCGCCGTAAGTTGCCCGCGTTACGCAATTCGCTGTCTCATAATCTTCGCAAACCATTACATTTTTCACTTCGTCTTGAGAAATCTGGGCGAATACCTGATGTACGATCATATTGTCCTCCTTAATACTGAATCAAAATAATCCCCGAGCCGCCAGAACCGCCAGAAAAACCACCTTTCATACTAGAAGAGTAATTAAAGGAACCGCCGCCTCCGCCACCTCCCCCAGTATTGGCACTACCAGATGCACCATCAGCCCAAAGATTCCCAGCGCCACCTCCGCCGGAACCACCAGAACCAGCGCCATAACCATAGCTGCTGGAAATCTGAAAACCGCCACCTCCTCCGCCTCCAGCGTAAAGAGTTCCGCTGGACGATCCGAAAGCCCTGGTTGTTGTTCCTTGCCCACTTCCACCAAGACAATCTTTCACATCGGTAGCGTCTTCACCATTTCCGCCGTTACTTCCACCGTTTCCTTGTGGAGCCCCTCCACCGGAACCACCGGTTCCGCCCAGTGTTGCCACAGAAGTTCCGCTAGTACCTTTTCCGCCGGCATTCGCAGTGTATGTTGTCCCATTTATAACGATAGACGTGTTTCCACCACCGGCTCCAACCGTACATGCAATACTCTGACCGGGCGAAACACTAATCCACGATGTTGTTTTTGTATATCCACCCGCACCGCCGCCGGCATAGGCGGATTTTGTGCCTGTTGCCCCATTGCCACCTCCACCGACCAAAAATGCTTGTATACTTCGTACATTCGTTGGAACTGTCCAGTTCTTAGACGATGTAATATTCGCTTGGCCAGTTGCCGTAGTAGTTGCAGTTGCTTCCAGATAATTACCAGTCATAACGACCGTGCTGTTGATTGTATAGTTTCCTGCCGAACATGTAAAATAAGGCCAAGCACGGAAATAGTATTTAGTATTTGCGGATAAGCTGCCTACAGTATAGGAAGAAGATCCGGATGCCGCTGTATTGGATCCGGTACCCATATACAGTGTTCCATCCGTCGGGCTTGTTGGATAGCTGCCTGTTTTGTACCGGATGATGACGCCGCTGAAGCAGATACCGCTTGCCGGGTCATATGCTGGATTCTTCCATGTCAGTGTGATCTGAGATTTACTGTAAGCAGCTGCACTAAAAGACCCTAATGTCCCGACGGTCATGGCACCATTGTTTTTTGACCAATGAGAGCCATCCCAAACCATAAATGTTTTCCCGTCAAGCACGTGTGCGGTATCAGCTGTTGCTGACGCATCCAGAGTTCCTTCTGCTGCTTCGTCATCAGAGTCAGCTGTAACCGCCATCATTCCCGACGGGACATCCGCCTTGACCAGCGTGCATTCATCGGATGCAGCTCCTCCGCCGGATTTCGCTAAAATCGCCTCTGCCATATCATCCCACTCCTTTCATCACCACACGGAAGTCATCTGCCGGTTTTTTGTTGTAGCAATAGAATGTTACCGTTCCATCGCCGGTCACCGCCCGGTCCACGCAGGACCATGCCTTGCTCTGCACCTTGACATCCGATGATGCAGTGCCATCATCAATGCAGATGCCAATCACCGGCACGTCCTCTGCGGTTACACCCTCGACATCCACGGTCTGCGTGTACGGTGCATCCTCACTCCATCCGGACGCCGGGATCAGAATGGACACGGCGGCTCCAAGGCGATTTACAGCTGCGTTCGTCGCATTGATATCACTCGCACCGAACTGATCGCCTTCCTGAACAAATTCGGTAACTTCAATAATCTCAGATACTCCCGATGTATTTGTTCCTATCTGATATTTACGATTGCCTTCAAAAATATCCTCTTTATAATCTGTTTTTAACACTCCGATCACCTCCTGTTGCCAAGCATTTTTATTCCTAGCTTGAATGAAAGTCTCGTTTTTCCGCTTATCATGCTGTCATACATATCCCCTAGATCTTTCAATATCTGCTCAATATCATTTGCCTGATAAATATTGTTATAAGTGATTCTGGTTGGCGTGTCCGGGGTGTTGGATTTCGCATAATACGTAGCTCTCAGAGTTGTTATATTTGACAACAGCCGAGTCATCTCCGATTCGGTTCGAAAATCCTCCATTGTCCAATTTTTAATTCGGATCTCTACCCCAAGTCTCTCCGCAAGCAGAGCACAGGCTTCCTCCACGCGATTCAAATCTATATAATCGATGTATGCCTTATCCGTATCATTACTAAGATCGGCTTCCGTTCGATCCGTTATCAATGATTCCAATACCGTACTCACTTCACAGTCACCTCCGCCGTAATCTCTCTTCTGGAAAATTTCAAATCCAGTTTTGTAATATTACCTGTCTTGTATCCTTTAAAACCGGTATCCACATTCACCACATTCCCCAGCTCCTGATCATTGATCACCGCAGAAAAGCTGATGCTTTCATTGCTACTGTAATAATCATAAACTCTCTCCAAAACATCCTGGGCATTGGATGCTGTCACCAGAGTTGCTTCCTTCACTTCCGCGATATTCTTATTCTGAGTGATCTTAGGATTCTCCTTCAGCACCGTTTCCGTACTGTGGTTGTATTTTTTTCCGGTAAGCAGGACTTCGCCCCCGTCTCCTTCAATGTAAGCATAATTTGCACCATGCTCTCCAAGGGTTCCTCCAGTAATGTCCAAGCTGTGATACGGCTCTGAAAATTCCAGCTTCGTACTTCCGGTCAAAGTTCCCTTATACAGTTCTGTCGACTCAGTTCCTTCACTGTAGTTATGTACATAAAGCCGGATTCCGCTTATGATATCATCGTGTTCTACAGTCAGTCCCAGAAAGATATCTTTCTTCGTAAACTCATCAGAAAGTTCTTTTTGCTGTGGATAGATATACAGCTGTCTGTCATAACTGGTATCCACCAACGCTCCGATAGCAAATGCCAACTGCTGCAAGGCACTCCTCTTGCTGCCGATCGGCAGATATCCGCTCACTTTGGTTTCGGAATACGCCTCGTCCAGAAAGTAAACAATACCCTCTCCCTCCATAATGGCATCCAGAATATCCGTCACCAAAGCATCCGTATATATTCCACCCATGAATGGGTTGCTGTCTAAAATGCCCACAGCATCCTGTGTCTCGATTGAATACCGAGTCTCACCAAGCTGCTTACCATCTTTCAGATAAAAAATTCCTAAGATAGACTCATCAAAATAGAGGGTCTGTTTCTGCCTTTTCTGGAATTCAAACGCATACTCACTCTTGCTCCGTATCGTATAGTTCAGAGTGTTGACGCTTACTTCTTCCGAAATCGGATTTAACTCCATCAGGCAGTCGATATCCTCGATTTCATCATCCCGGAATGTCCGGATCAGTCCCCAGGTAATCCCTGTTAAAAACACATTCCGATACGGTTTACTGGTATGAAGAAATGTAATGACTACCCGGTTATAATAATCAACAATTCCATAGCAGAAATAGCTATAAGTATCCGGCGTATAATCCTGATCTGCAAGCAGCTCCGCATCTCTGTACCATTTGATGTTGATCCGGTCGCAGTAATCACCGCTGTAATCATTAAACTGCAGACTGATCCCCACACTGGAATAATTCTGCGTGAATGTAAAAGTAATGGAAGGCGATGTCAGGAAATCACCAGCTGCATCCGATATACTGTCACTGACATATCCCATATCTTCCATCTGATCCGGCGTATTTACATAGCTTCCGTCCATTTTTGCATACCGTGGAAGGCACAGCGCATAATCCGGGAACTCTACGTCTTCTTTCAGTTGTTCCATATCAACGTAATAATCTTTATCATTCGCCATCGCGCTGCAATCTTCCTTTGCTCCCAGAGCGATATCGTCGTAAACAATCTTAAGACCGCCGGCATCCGTCATCCTCTGGTTCTTCAGGACAGACAGCCAAAGATAACGGTATGCTCTGCTGGTTCGTAAAAAGGTGATTACCATTTTATTAAACAGTGGAACCTTTGCCCTGCAAAAATACTCTACCCCATCAGGCTGAAATTCTTGCTCTGCAACCAGCTCACCATCCTTATACCAGACAATCTTCAGCATGCTGGCATAATCTCCGGATGCCCGGTTAAAAACCATTGTCACGCCGTTGCTTGTCTTTAACCGATCAAAGGTAATCGTGATTTCCGGAGGAGCTTCAAACTCCCCGTCAGATCCGCTCAGTGACTCACTGATAAATCCTTTTTTTCCTGCTTCGATAGCATCCGGCGTATTTACATAGCTTCCATCCATCTTGGAATAGCGAGGCAGGCAATAAGCATATGGCGGCATATTATACTCAATACTGGTCAAGTCATCCACAGACGAATATGGCTGCTGGCCATTCTCTTCTACTTGAATATCCCATTTCAATGTTTACCGCCTCCTCTGCGGCTCCATGGCCGTAAATGTCAGGGACAGTCCATCCATCCCCCACAAATTCCGGCCACCGCGTTTTTTAAGTTTATCTTTTCCCTGCGATACATAAGCCTTGAAGGTAAGTGTTTCCTGACCGTAAGGGAAGGTCATCTCGTGACTTTCATAATTGGGGTTGCTGATTGCATCATAAAAATCATCATACGCCGCCAAATTACTTGCCACTGGAAATACTTTCATCGTATAGTTATAAAAGGTGCCAATGATATCACGGTGCATACTATAATCCGTGGTTCGCCCGGACTGATCGGTATCCGTGACCGCGAAGCTTCGCTCCAGTTCCTCTACTTCCACCGCATAGGCTTTTCCATCTAATAAAAACACCTGTTCCATATCAGGTACCTCCTGTTACTACCAGGCTGACGCCTTTTCTTGCCGTCTCTTTATCCAGTTCCGGCTTCAAAAGTCTTGCAAGTGACGCCAGATTTCCAGTCATATTTAACGTGAGCTGCACCGGTCTGTCTTCACCTTCCTGCATTGTCTGCATAATTTCTTCCATCTTATCCAGAAGCTGCTGCATGGTATCTTCCTGATCGTAGCTTCCACGTGTCATCTCAAGAGCATATTCTCCGGCTCTCGGCGGAATCACTGTTCCCAATGCTACCCTCGGGAAATAGGACGAAGCGTTTGGTATATCAAGTCCAATCGGCACCTGAATATCAACTCCGTCAAACACATCCAGCACGCCGTTCAGCCACTTCTGCGCAGCGTTTACAGAAGTATCTGCCATCTCCAAAAGGCCATTGTTAAAGCCTTTCACAACATACTCTGCGATGCCGTAAAATTCTTTCGACGGCGAATTGATATCAAACTCCTCTTCCGCTTCTTCCATGATTTCACTTGCCCATTTCCGGATTGCGTCCATGGCCATATAAGCAAAATCGGAAATACCATTTGCAAAGCCCTCATTGATTCTCTTGGCCATGTTATAAAACGCCTGATACATGCCACCGGTTCCTGCCGTATTGGAATCGCCCCAGAACCATTCACGAACATTCCTTGCCCAGGTCTCCATCGGACTCCGTGTTTCTGCATGGCTTCCTTCGATTTTTTCTTTGAAGGCATTAATGATTTGATCAGCAAACTTTGACCAGGAGGTCTCGTTCACACCTGCATTTTCGTTCTCACCCACAAACCACTTGCGGATATTCTCCGCCCAGGTCTCGGTTGGTGCCTGCGTATCAATATGCTTTGCAGTAATCTCCTCTGCGAACGCCAGAATTACATCATCCGCAAATCTCTTCCAGGATTCCTTATTCACTCCTTTTGCAGTTCCTGAAGCAACAAACCATTTTCGGATGCTTTCCGCCCAGAGTTCCATCACTGACTGGGAATTCCCATAGCTTCCGCTTACAGCACTGTTAAATCCTGTCATGGTACTGTTTGCCCATCCTTTTGCTTCTGTAGAATTTCCGCTGCTGATTCCCAATTTCTGTGTGAACCAGCTGGTGATTCCGCTCGCCCAGGACTGAACTGCACTCTGTGTTGAACTCTGGCCATTTTGAACGCCCAGGTTAAAACCATCTACGGTATATCCGCCGATACTTTCCATTTCCGTAGACGGGCTGTGGATTCCCAGGAGATCCTTGATTCCGTTTATAAACGGATCTGTAATATTGTCCTTAATGAAGCTCACTGGATTGGAAAAGAACTGCTTGATTCCATTACAGAATCCATCCCACAGGTACTGACCCATTTCTGCCATCACCGTAGACGGGGAATGGATGCCGAATGCATCCTTAAAGGCATTGATAAACGGGTCGAACACGTTATTCGTGATCCACGTTTCGACCGCGCTCATTGCATCTATAATCCCCTTGAAAATGCCCTCTACTACATTACCGCCGCATTCCTCGATCTTCTCCTGAAAATAGTCTTTTGCGGCTGTTACACCATCTGCAATCAAGGTACCAAGGAAAGATGCCAGTATTGCAAAAGCGGCAGCGACTGCATTCCAGTAAGCCGCCCAAATCCTTGCAGCAATCATAGGCCAATCAATGCTTTCGATCGAGGTTGCCACACCTTCACCAAACGCTATCCAGTCTGTTTCGGCTGTAAACGCAATCAGCGCATCCAAAAGACCGATCACGATATCACTAATCGCTGTTCCCGCTCCAGCCCAGTCAAACGTCTGGAAAAACGTACTTAAACTGAATGCCAACTTATCACCGAATCCTGTCCAGTCGAACGTCTGAGCAAATCCTTCTGCAGCTGCAAAAAGCGCATTAAATTTAGCCGCAAACAGGTGGCCAAGCTGTCCCCAGTCAATCTGGTTTATCATCCCCATCAACGCGACCGCAATAGCCGCGCCGATCGCTGACCAATCGACTCCGATTACAAAGCCAAGAAGTCCCGATATCTTCGCCTGAAAACAAGCGCCTATCGTTGCACCGAACAATTCCCAGTCAACTGTATCCACAGTCCCCATAAGCCCCTGCGATAAGGCATTGCCAAGCATGAACCAGTCAATCTGAGTCAGAAGCAAGTATAATGTATTCGCCAGCGTATTAACTCCGGTGCCCATCATGATTCCGATCGCGTACCAGTCAATCGCAGCAACCAGGCTGTTAAACATTGTCGTGAATGCTGTCACGAATGATGTTATCTTTGCTCCAACACGATCCCAACTTATGAAATCAGTGAAGCTCTGTACAGCTTCGTTGATCTTCTCACCAATCAGCTTTCCGATTCCTTCCCAATCGCCTGCCTGAAACATATCCTTCAGCTGATTTGCGAAATCGCTGATTCCGCTATCGATAGCTGATATCTCAAACATCTGGGATGGATCTGTGCTGCTGCCACCGCCGCCGGAAGAATCCGTGCTCTGCTGCTGGATCTGCACCAGGTCGTCAAACGGAGCAAGTGCTTTCTTGGCTTCCTGACTGGCTGACTTCGCTGCGCTTCCGGTAGATTTCAGGCTCTTGGCATAATCCTCATTCACCTTTTTTGCCTTCACAAACGTAGTCGCACCGCCAAGTGCTGAAAAGAACTGGTTCACATATGCCAGTGCTGTAGCCAGCACGTTGATTAAAGTATTCAATACGGGAACCACATAAGAAAGGATCGGAGCAAAGGCTGTCGCAAAGCTGTTCTTTGCATAGGTCATTCCGGACGTCAGATCCGACATGGATTGGTTCGCCTCAGAAGAATACTGCACAAGATTCTGCAGCCCTTCCTTGACGCCCTGAATCGCCGCCCGCAAAGCCATTCGTATGAGCATAAGCTTGAACATATTGGAAAGTTTCAGGATACTCTTGCTTGCCTTTTCTGCCGGCTTAACCATGCTCTTCAAATTTGTAACAGCGGCCTTGGCCTTGTTGCCTAAAGCAGTGCCAATTGTCTTTCCAAAGTCCATGACAATACTGCTTGCTTTTGAAAAGGCATTTTTTACAATACCTGGAACTTTGGATAATTCTTTTGCAGCCTCCTGAGGTATCCGCTTAAATACTTCCGGAGCATACTTGAAAGCGTTGATTATTGATTCTTTAACTCCCACGTATGCTTTTTCTCCCTCAATGGTTACATCAGAGATTTCTGCTTCGGCTTGCTCTGCTTCTTGACTCATTTTATTTAAAGCAGCTCCGGCTTGGTTTCCGTATTGTTCAACCGCCTCAGCATAATTATGAATTTCTGCGGCCGCCTCACCAAATACTGCAGCCATAGCAGAAGGATCATAGTTCATCGCTGACTCATCAACAGCTACAGCGACCGGCACGGCCTGAGCTGCATCGGATGTGTTATCTTCCCAGTGCTGTACGCTGATTGCATCCATCTGTTCCTTCAGGCTTTTCACCTGGGCTTCCGATTGCTTCGCAGATTCTCCGATGGAATCAACGCTTTTTGACGCAGCTGTCGCCGCCGATCCCATCCCATGAAACTCATGGACAATGTTATCGGATAATCTCTCCACCGCGTCCGTCAGCTTGTCCAGTGCCTTCTCAAGCGTTGAAATCGATGCGTCAAAATCACTGGTATCAATCTTTGTGTCAAACCTCAGGCTTCCATCTGCCGCCATGTTATCACCTCGATTCCGGGCATAAAAATAAGACGTTTTTCAACGCCTCAGCCCAACAACTTATTCCAATAATCAATCTCTGCCTGTTCTTCCGCAGAATACCGTTTCCTGATGTCACACATCTGTTTATTATTCCGGTAAAATTCCTGTTCCCACTTCTCCAGCTTTTTGCTGCGAGCCTTTCGCTGCCGGATTCCAAGCACTGTGGAAAATGTACCGCTTTCAATCTCCATAAAGTATCCCATAAAGGTCCACCAGTGCAGGTATTCCAGAGACCGGATCTCACATCCTGCAATCTTATTAATTGCCGGGAACAAGATCGCTTCATCCTGCTCCCAGTCAATCAGTCGCGGAGAAATCTTCCCCTTCTCTTCTTCCTTACCGCAGTCAATGAACCATTTCATCTGTAACATTGCCGCTTCCAGATGCTCCTGCGGCATTTCATTCAGATCAATCCGGTAAAGCCGCCTCATAGCTATGTACATTTTCTCATTATCCGTATAGTCCGGATCATTGAACGCGATCAGGATAGTCAAAATATTCCGGAAATCTGTCTCAATCGGATATTCTACTTCGTCAACAAGCAGCGATCTCGGAAGCGTACCGATCATCTTACAGATCTCCCAGATATTTGTTCATCTTCTTCTGGTTTTCCTTATTGTATTTCTCAACAGCCGGTTTCATCAGCTCGATAAGACCATCCAGAACCCCTTCAAACAGATATTTTTTACCAACGATACACAGCGGAGACTGGCCATCAAAAATGGTATCATAAACATCCGCATTAAAGATGTGGTTGAAGGTTTCCCGTATTTTATCAGTAAACTCCGCCACATACGCAGCCGATTTCTCCAAATCGCTTTTCGGGCTTCCATCCGGATTCAGTTCAAGATTCTCGGGAATCTGGTAATTCTGAAACTCTTTCTGCATATCCAGCAGACGGTTGATAATCTCCGGATCCGCCGGATTAAAGCGGATCACTCTGGAAGGGTCGTCGTTGACCATAAAGCTCTCGCGACCATCATTAAATGATAAACTTTTCATGATAGATCTCCTTATTCACTGTCAGCTGTAAAAGTCTTCGTTTTCAGGTTGAACAGTCCCTTTACACGGTTACCGGTATGATGTACATTGAACGGGATCTGGTAGCCGGTTGTATCTCCGCCATAGCTGGTGACCTCGATGATCGCGTCCTCTCTGTATGCAACATAAGCGCCGCTGTTCTCTTCGTCTTCTTCCCATAAATGGACCTCGACGACCGTGGTCTTGAGATCATCCAGCGTCTGGCGCTCGTCAACAATCGCCTGCAGGCGCTCAAACAGCGGATCTCCGATCTCTGCATAATATGGATCTGCACTGGCCTGAGGCTGATAGCTGTCCAAAGTTACAGACGTTTCTCCCCAGATATTGTTCTTGGTATCCACATTGGCATTCATTTCAACATCGTACTCTTCGAGATCTTTGCCTAAGCGCACATACGCCACGCTGCTATCGGCTGATGCCGAATCAATGAAATGTGCCATAAACTTACGTTTGATTTTTCCAACAATTTTTTCACTCATTAAAGCTCATCCTCACTTTCTACAAAATAGCGGGCATATATCTGTATCTGATACATGACGCCCTGATTTATGGCAGCTCCCATGAGCTCCATGCTCATGGCATTTGCCGTTGTTGCTTTTAAAAATCTGACCGAAAGTTCCTGTTCGCCAATCGTTACCGTGATCCCGTCCTGCTCCGGAAGATGTTCCAGCCAGTAAGACAGCTCCAGAAAGAAGTTGCTGTTTGCCAGGCGATTATAATCCGTAAAAGACTGGCCAACCGCGTACATAACAAAATTATGCTGCCGTACCTGATTCCCCAGAATATCTTCCTTCAGGAGTGTGTCACCGGTGCTTGACAGACCATAATTTACCGGATCCGGATCAGTGAAATCGATATGGATATCGTCATCTGCAAGGAACTCGGAGATCTTCGGATATTCCGTCAGCTTCTTACGCATGAAGTCAATGATCGTCATATCGTTCCTCCTTTTCTCATAGCTGCCTGTGCCGCCTGAAGAATGTCTTCTTTATGATCAGCTACCATTCGGTCAAAGAATTTCTTTCCACGCATCGGAGCACCCGCATACGTCAGTTCTTTATCTGTCGGCACCTTGATTTCATTTTTCTTTGCCCAGGCACTTCCGGTTGTTGGGGACACATACAAGATACCTTCGTTCAGATAGTGTGCATACGGTCCTGGAATATCAATCTGCCCGGAGCCGATTACAGTGGCTATCACCATCATGTGTTCCAGCTCTCCCGCCTGTCTGCGCGGCATATAATCACTCATATAACGCATGCACTCACTATCT